ACTGCTGCTCCGGCTACCTTGGTACTACCTGCACCCCCAGCAAGCGCTCCTAGCCCCGATGCGAACTGCGCAGCAGGCCTCTCATCGCCCCCAGGCAACCACTCTCTGTAGAAGTCGCTGGTCGGCAGGAATGGAGTCTCACTGACAAAGCTCTTGCCCGTTACCCGCTCATGCTCTTGACCAGCAGGGGCCATTGACCAGCAGCCGCCCTAGGCCCTCAATGTCCCCAGGCAGGCCCAACGTACCAGCCACCCAGCCTCGAGCCGTCTGCGCTGGCATGTTCACATCCCGGCTGACGTTCAGCTTCTCAGGACGCTTACCAGATGAAGGATATACACCGAACGCAGCACCACCATCTTGGGGTTGGGTGCGCCTGCGGGCAGCATCTATAAAGGCTTGTCGGTCTTGCTCGGTTAGTTCCATACCTGCTCCTGTGTCGCAGGGGAATCATATCGCCCATCAGGTGTCAAGTCACTCCCGAGTGATGGAGAGCATGTGCTGACGCTCGTCAAGGTTGAGGTCATGCAGGCTATTTGCCTGCGTGTTTACTTGACGCCAATCCGTCATGTCCCAGTTTCCCTTGCCATGATTGCACTCATGACAAAGAACTTGCAGATTGTTCACATCCAAAGCCAGTTGAGGAAACAGCTTGCGCGGCTTTATGTGATCGACATTCATAACAGCGCCCGTTGCAGGAGATGCTCCGCAACACATACAAACCGGGCCATGTTTCTTCAGCGCCATCATTCTGACGCGACGCCATTCGTACGTTTCTAGAAAAGCGTTGCTGGCAACGCTGACGCCGGACACATCACGCTTCCATGTTGCCTGCTCTTCTTGAACCACCCGTTTTTTGTAGTTCCCAGCGGCTTTAGATCGTATGAAATCCTCGTATCTAAAACAATGGTTCCGCGTTGATTCACCATCAGTCTTTGGCATCCCTAGCGCAGCCAATACTTTTGAGCACTGCGTGTATGGCGATGGGCTTGTCCCAGACAAGGGATGACCAACGCCTCTGCCAAAGGCGAACAACACAGAAACCCCGACTTGCTGCCGCTTCCTCATGCGCTACTCCTCAATTGGGCTGGTGGTGAACCCACACTTCATTGCCCGTCTCTGGGTCTTTGAACTCCAACCTCGGGAAGCACCAGCAGGTATCCGACATGATGTGCCCCTCTCCCATGTAGTGGACACGCACGTCACTCCGAGTAGGGGTTGACTCTGCGCTGTCTTCCGGTGTCTGCATAGTCTTCCTCGTCCCAGTCATCAGCAGGTGGTGCGTCAACCTCAAGCCAGCCTGCATCCCGCAAGAACCGCAAGGCCTGCGTGCAGTTATGCACAAGGATTCCATTGGCGTAGTAGCAGTGCTCGCCCTCAACCGTCAGATCGTAAACGTGCCGCATGGTGCGGGTGTTGGTAACGGGTCTTGCCAAGCCTGAACTTAGACTCTGCGCTTTGGCACGCGGTGCTGCAGAAAGTGCGCCTCGGGCTCTTGCGCATAGCCTCTTTGCCGCACCAGACGCAATTAAAGGCAGTCTCCTCATAGACCCTAGGAACACCCCAAGTCTTTGCAAGAGATCGCGCTGCGTGCTTCCTGTGCCATTCCAGACCCTCTGGTGATCTGTGCCATTCAGCGGCGCTGCCTCTGATCCGCTCAAGGTGGGCAAGCTGTTCAGGGCTTCGGTTGCGCTGCGCAATCTCTTCGCGGTGACTGTCCCAATGCTCCTTCCTTGTGACGCAGGCCAAGTTGCTGATGTCGTTGTTCGCGGTATTGCCGTCGATGTGGTGGATGTGCATCCCCTCTGGTATGGGGCCGTTGTGGTGGACCCAGACATCCCGGTGGAGACGGTGCCCAGACCTTGCAAAGTACCGGCGATGCGGCGGGTTATCGCTCTCAGGATATCTGTTGTACCTGCGGCCATTGAAGACCACCGTTTCAACAACCACGCCTTTTGACTTGAAACCCATGACGAACCTCCGTGATAGAGGAATACATTATGAATTCCCTGAGTCAGGCAGTCAACCCTTACCCATCCGTGTTGAGTGAAGACGCGGTGTTCGGCAGTGGCAAGCAGGCCATCTACGTTCCACACCTCTTTCATGCCGTTATCGTGGACAGCAGTCACCCGCCTCGGGCCAGCAGGCGTCACCACCAGATCACCGACCACCACATCCTTGATGACCTTGACTCCATCAACCATCTGCACCTGAGTCAATGAGTCCACGCAGGAATCAACGAAATCATCATGCGTTGTCTCAGGGAACGAACAGATCTGACTGACGAACCCCTCAGCCCAGTCCCTCACATACCCCTTGCGCTGGGATGACTCAGGTATCCACACCCGGCCACGGGAGATGATGTTGCTGACAATGTTCAGGCGCTGCAGCTTGTCAGCCTTGCCGGGGTTGTACGCCCTGACCGGGAGGTGCGCCCGCTGCAGGTCTTGGATCAGCGATATACCTGCAGACTTATCCTCGATGAGTATGAGATCCACACGCTTCTTCTCTTTGCCTTCACCGAAGATCGTCTCGTACTCGTCGATGACCTTCGGGCGCAGGTCGGGATACTGCATCCTCTCCTGCCAGCAATCAATAAGCATCGCTGACATAGGCCCGTCAAGTGGCTTAAAGACTCCCCAAGTCGTACAGGCAGTTGGGTCATTCTGTGTCTTCTCACTGGTTGCGCAGTCGTAGGACTGGACGATGTACTCAAACTTCGGGAAGGCGCGGCCATCAGGCCACAGTTTGAACATGGACCGCTGGACGATGCCACCTTCCTCGGGGTCGATGATCTCAGCGTGGATCTCCTGCCTGCCGAGCTTGGTCCCCTCGTACTGCAGGATCTGCTTCCGGAAGGACGGCGCTAGGTTGGCAAGGTTGGCGTAGGTGCTGGCGGTGGTCAGGACCACATCGTCACCTTCACGCCCTACTAGCTCGACGATCAGATCCTTTGGCCGCGGGGTTGTGGTGGCAACGATGCGCGTCCTTGAGCCCAGGCGCACAGAGAACTGGATCTGATCCCAGGCTTCCTGCAGGTACTCCCAGGCTGCAAGCTCGTCGCAGTTGTGGACCACGATGCCGTTAGCGATGAACTCATGCTCACCCTCAACCGTCAGCCCGTAGGTTGTTGAGTTCGGCAACCTTTCGACGCGGCTTACCGCCACTGGCCTCAGTTCTATAGGTCCGCACTGTTGACCTGTTATTGCACTTCTTGCAGCAATATCTTTGGAAGCGCTTCGTTGCCAAGTAATCGCTCTTGCAGACAAGGCACTGACGCTGCTCAGGAACAAACTTGTTGCGCCGCCAGATGTCCCTGCAGTCAAGGGAGCAGAACTTCCCCACAACGCTGAGAGAGTAGGAAGTGAACCCGGCCCCGCAGTGATGGCAACTGGCAGGCTTGGGGACTCGTAAGGACTCCAGGGTCTTTGCTGCCGCAGCCTTCTGGGCATCAGATGTTGGCCGACCAGACGAGTGCAGACTCTGATGCTCTCCTCGAGGCATCGCCTCCAGGTTGTCAATGCTGTTGTTGGCCTTGTTCCCATCCTTGTGGTGGACAACCCACCCAGGCGGGATCTCGCCAATGTGCCGCTCGTAGATGACCCTGTGAGCGTACCTGTCTCCGATGAGCTTGTAACCAACTGGCATACCAAATCACCATCTTTGATCTGCCCAGCGGGAATCCACTGGTCGCCAACAAGTATCGGGTGATCCTCAGTAACTGTCAATCTCGTATCGCCAATCTCCAAAGCAACTAAGACATGCGGGTTGCCTGAGACACAGGCAGTCAGTACCCGCCTGACTCCATGACGGGTGAGCACCTTGTCGCCGGCATTGATCTTCTCAATCGGGACATCACCCGCAGGTGTGGCAATCAGCGTCCCAGGGATGCAGCACCATGCGCCATGAAATTGTGGACCCCGGAAGCGCTCAGGCTCCGATGCTGGGATGCCCTTGATCAGCGATCCATTAGTCAGCTTCAGTTCGTGATGCTGCTTATTGTAATCGGCGATTAACTCATAGGGTATGACGTTCAACAGGCCACTGTCGCCTTCAAAGCACGTTGCCTTGACGTCAGCACTGGTGGGAGCACCGACAAGCCAGCGGGTGTTCGGCTCGGTCCAGGCCCACCAACCTACCTGCTCTGCTGCTGTGCGGGTCTTGCCTGCGCCACGGCCTGCCAGAAGCAGCCAGATCGTCCACCAGTCGCCTGGAGGCGGCATCTGGTGCTGGTGTGCCTTCTGCACCCAGTTAGCCCGCCATAGGTACGCCAAGCGCTTCTCAGGGGGCAGGGCCTTGAGCGCCTGCAGGACATCAGGCTGCTGGAAGGCTTCGGCTAGGTCAGTCATTCAACGAACAGGTCGTTCTGCTTAGACTGCTGCTCGAGGTGCGCCTCGATGACGCTGCGGATCTTCTTCTCCCACTTAGCCGGGTACAGCGCGAAGCAGTGAGAGCCAGAGCCATTCGTCTTGGGGCGGTTGTCCTTCGGAGGGTTCTCGCCGAACTCCAACTGGTACTTGCTTGCCATGTCTGAGCCCACAGCCCAAGAGGTGCGCTTGTCCAGCACCACACCCATAGCGCGGGCAACCTGGGGCACAGTGATCCTGCTGTCCATCATTCCCCCACAGTCTTGCGCAGTTCAGCGTTAGTGATCAGTGCCTCGAGCAGCTTGTCTGCTTTAACCTCGGCTTCGATCTTGATCGGCGACTCAGCATCCCCAGCCACAGCAATCCTGTCGCCGTACCGCTTGGGGTTCCACTTCGCCAGCATCTTCAATGTGATCTCTGCCCTGGCCTTGACCAACTGCACATACCCAGGATCAATACGACCACCGCTCTCGCTCAGGATGCGCTCAGGCTCGTCATACATCTCAGCAAAAGCCCTCTCGGCCATTGCGTCCTGCCCAGCTTCACGGGCATGCGCGATGGCTAAAGAAAGCTCTTCGCTCCTATCCATCCACTGATACACAGCCACCCAACTTGGCATGTGATCGTCTCTGCAGATCTGACGCAGAGGTTCGCCGTTACTGAGCCTCTCGCAGATCTCTGCCGCAAGCTCAGGCGTGTACTTGGATGGTCTGCCTATCTTCTTCTTAGGAGAGTTCATGATCGATTAGCCTGG